TGATACGATATATTACGATAAACATGCTGGACACGACATATCATGGAAAGATGTACTTTACCGGGTCATTCGTGATGGTGACGTAGTTCTAGTAGATTAACCTAAACCAAAAACCTAAAACCTAAAACTCAAAACATAAAACAATTATTAATTAAAAAAAACAAAAAAAAATGGACAATTTTTTAGTATTCCACGAAGCGGATGAAACAACTATAGCGGTAAAAGCTAGCATGGTAAGAAATATAACTTGTGGAACAAACACATTGTTATTCAACTTAAATCAAGAAGGAACTCTTGTGACAGGTACTGACCTTATAACTCTAACTATCGGGGCAGTAGCTGGCGGTGAGTTAGCTGCTCTTAAGTTAGCACTTACTGCGATTAACACGTTCCCATCTACTGGGACTGTTATTATGTATGACAAAGTTGCTGGTGTAGATGTTACTGGTGTAGCAACTGGTGTAGCAATTGGATAATAGCAATTGAGACTAACCGCGCGGGATCTGCGTGATATGAATATCCTTAAGTATTACAGGCTCACTAGAAAGTGGGTCTGTAAAACTTACGGGTTAAAAGATGCAGATTTAGAATTATTAATTTATTTAGATTGTAAAGGAAGATTTACACGAAACGATTTTATCAACGGAGTTTATACATACTCATGGGATAAAAACAGATGGGAGAGATTAAAACGAGAAGGTTGGATCGAAACCTGGAGACACAGGAATAGAACAACGATTAAGTACTCAGTATTTAAAACTTCATGGAAATGCTCTCAAATGATTAGTAGGATATATAGAATCCTATTAGGTGAGGAAGACTTACCCACTTCAGAAAGAAGTGTATTTTATAAGAATAAATCATATACAGATAAAGTTTACAATAAAGCTATTGATGATATGATAAAAGATAAAGATAGATAATATGGCGTATACAATGAAAAGAAAATGCTCTTGCGGGAAAAAGAAGTGTAACTGTAAGAAAAAATAAAATGAGTGTAATAGCAAATTTATTATCAGGTGGAGCAGCTAAGCTTGTAGAGAGCGTGGGAGGAGTTATAGACAACTTACATACATCAAAGGAAGAAAAGTTAGAAGCAGAAGCTAGAATCAAAGACCTAGTAATGGGTTATGAAGCAGAGATGCAAAAACAAGTAACTGAGCGTTGGAAAATGGATATGCAATCCGATTCATGGCTTAGTAAAAATATAAGACCACTAGTTCTAATATTTCTAGTAGTATCGACGGTATTATTAATATTTATCGATGCTGGAATTATTCAGTTTGAGGTTAAGTCCTCGTGGGTAGACTTATTACAATTAGTATTAATAACCGTGATCGGCGCCTATTTCGGCGGTAGATCATTAGAAAAAGTAAAAAAATAAAATTATGGCAACAAGTAAACACTTTGCAGTAACAGTAAAACCAACAATACCCGCTTCAAACCAAACGGGAGCATTCGTACAAGCTGATGTTTTATTCGATTGGTATGGTTTTGATATCCCAAAAGGCGCTGCTAAATTAGTAGGTGTTACGGCATTAGTTAGAAAAACAAATGGGTCTGGAGCCAACGTACTTCCTTTTGCTCTTTATTATGCAAAATCAATTGACGGCGTGGCCCCTAGTTCTTTAGGAACACCTAATGCAACAGCAGATGGAACAGGATATTATAACAATATAATTGGTAAAAACAGTATTGAAGTAAAAGATTTTGCTGATGATTATTTAGATGTTGGAGTACACGTTGCAACTTTAGCTGCTGGTGGTGCTGACGCGGATAAACCATCATTTGTAATGCAAGGAGAACCTGATAGTGGAACAAATGTAGGTTACGACAAATTGTATGTTGCTGGATTAACTGGTGCTTCAGGGGTATTTGATTTTGCTTCAACAGTACAGGTTGGCACGGAAACAACTACTAGTACTGCGGCAGTAGTAGTTAAAACTACATCTGCTTTAACTAACTTTGCAACCGGAGATGTTTTGCACGATGAAGATGATCAAGTTATTGGCACCATTAAAACGGTTGATTCCGCTACTGGAATAACATTAGAAGCAGATTGCGCTAGTGTTAGTGCTGTAAATAAAGATTTATATAACATCAGTCCAATCACATTAATATTATCATTCGAAAAATAAAACAAATTAAATTAACTTAAATTAAACAAAATGGCAAAAAAAGAAAAGATAGTAGATTTAAAATCTAAACCAGAAAAAATAACTGACGAGCAGTTAAAGAAAGTTCAAGAAACAGTTAACACGATAAACAGGGCTCAAATTGAGTTAGGTTCAATGGAGTTAAGAAAACACGAGATGTTACATCAACTAGCTGGAGTAAAAGATGAGTTAACTTTACTTCAAGACGAGTTAAAAGAAGAGTACGGCACGGTTGATGTAAATATCAATGATGGAACAATAAATTACGATGTCGAAGCTGATTCGTAAAATATCTATAGGTAAAGATTATAAGAATGACGCTATGCACTATGCCGTGGGGCAAGAAGTGTATGGTGGTCATACTATTTGCGATATTATAGAAGAAGACAACAAATTCTCTGTTTACATTAAAAAAGGTAAAGATGTTTTGCCTTGGAAAGACTTTAACAAGAACATGGCTGTCTCTGTAGAGTATAATCTACAATACTAATGAAAAGCGTTTACAACTTTGTTGTAAAGCCAAAAGGAGAAAGATATAACAATACTAAAAAACTAGATGGTGGAGAGTTGATCCTTAACACGGAAATATTTAATCATCAGTATGTTAATAGAGAAGCAGAGGTTATATCGACACCTATTATTGGTGATACAGATATAAAACCAGGAGATACAGTTGTTGTTCATCACAATGTATTTCGTAGATGGCACAACGTAAAAGGTGTTGAAAAGAATAGTAGAGCTTATTTCGATGAAGACACTTACTTTATAAACGACGATCAAATCTTTTTATATAAAAGAGATGACAAGTGGATAGCTCCAAAAGGATATTGCTTTGTAATACCTTTAAAAGCTACAGATCAGTTTAATACTGAATCTGAAAAACCTTTACAAGGTATTGTCAAATATTCTGATGGTACAGTTGAGGTTGGAGATCTAGTTGGTTTTAGACCAAGTAGTGAATATGAGTTTGTCGTTGATGGCGAGAGACTATTTCGAGTTTTATCTAATTTTATTACAATCAAATATGAACATCAAGGAAACGAAGAAACGTATAATCCAAGCTGGGCACAAAGCAGTTGAAGAACTTATTAAGGTAGGTGAGGAAGCTATTGTCACTGACTCTGAAGATGATCTAACAGCTGACAAGCTAAAGAATGCCGCAGCTTCTAAAAAGCTAGCTATATTTGACGCATTTGAGATACTTAACAGAATTGAAGAAGAAGAAAACTTGCTTGAGGGTAAAACACCTGAAGAGGCAAAGGAAAAAACTTTTAAGGGATTCGCTGAAAGTAGATCTAAATAATGTACGAGCAAAGTTTAGTTAAGACGGTCGAACCTGTTAAGAAAACGACTATCAGTCGTCTTAACAAAGGTAAGAAATGGAAGTACGGTTACGATAAAGAACACGATATTATAGTGTTATCTCACAACGGGCAAATAGGTGAGATAATAGAAATACAAGGACTAGTTATTGCGCTACCAAAAGCTCCTAAAGAAATATACAAAGATCCGAAGAACAAATGGGTGAAATTCGAGTATCCCAAGGAGTTGCAAAGAATTAAGAATATATTCGACTGGAGAAATTATCCGGAAAGCAGTAAAGAAAAATGGTACGATTATATAGATGAGGAGTTCACAAGAAGGGAGGAGGGATTCTGGTTCACGAATAATGGTAAACCAACCTGGATAACAGGTACGCAATACATGTACTTGCAATGGAGTAAGATTGACGTAGGTGCTCCAGATTTTAGAGAGGCAAACAGATTGTTCTATATATTCTGGGAAGCTTGCAAAGCAGACAAAAGATGTTACGGAATGTGCTACCTTAAAAATAGACGTTCTGGATTTTCTTTCATGTCATCAGCGGAAACGGTTAATTTAGCCACTCTCGCAAGTGATAGTAGATTTGGTATATTATCTAAAACTGGATCAGATGCAAAGAAGATGTTTACGGACAAAGTGGTTCCTATATCGATTAACTATCCATTCTTTTTTAAACCTGTACAAGATGGTATGGATCGCCCTAAGTCCGAGCTTGCTTATCGTGTACCTGCTAGTAAGTTTACACGAAAGAAAATGTCAGCTACAGATGGTTTGGAAGAAATCGAAGGCTTAGACACGACGATTGACTGGAAAAACACTGGAGACAATAGTTATGATGGTGAGAAACTAGCTTTGTTAGTTCATGATGAATCTGGTAAATGGGAAAGACCTGATAATATTTTAAATAACTGGAGGGTTACAAAAACATGTTTACGATTAGGTAGTAGAATTATTGGTAAATGTATGATGGGCTCAACTTCAAATGCACTAGATAAAGGTGGAGAAAACTTTAAAAAATTATACAATGCCTCAGATGTCACAAAGCGAAATAGAAATGGTCAGACAAAGTCTGGCTTATACTCTTTGTTTATCCCAATGGAATGGAACTACGAAGGATTTATTGACGAGTATGGAATTCCAGTCTTTACTACTCCTGATATCGACAGACTTACACCAGACGGTGAATTAATAGATGTAGGTGTAATAGATAACTGGCAAAACGAAGTTGATGGTTTAAAAGATGATCAAGACGCTTTAAACGAATTTTACCGCCAGTTTCCAAGAACAACTGAACACGCGTTTAGAGATGAAACTAAAGGAAGTATATTTAACTTAGTTAAACTATACGAACAGATAGATTACAACGAAGAGTTGTCTAGAACCCTAGGAATTACAACAGGTAATTTTCAATGGGTGAATGGAATCAAAGATTCACAAGTAATATTCTATCCAGATCCAAAAGGTAGGTTTAAAGTAAGTTGGGTGCCACCATCTCAAATACAAAACAGAGTGGTACTTAAAAACGGTATTAAATACCCTGGTAACGAACATATGGGTGCTTTTGGTTGTGATAGTTACGACATATCAGGTACGGTGGATGGAGTTGGATCGAAAGGAGCCTTACACGGGTTAACTAGGTTCAGTATGGAAGATGCTCCGGCTAACAGTT